TGTTGCGAAACGACGACGATGCGGCCTGCGACCGGCCATAGCCCTGCGTATAGTCGTCGCCGATGCTGGTGGCGGCGCCCGCCGCCGCCTCTTGGACGGCCGCGTTCGCCTGCTTCTGCGCGGCCACCCACGCGGCGCCGAGCTGTTCGATCTTTTCCTGGGACACGCGCGCATCGCCGTAGGCGTCGTCGTAGGCTTTCTTGGCGGCGTTGGCCTGCTGCTGCAGGGCCGATTGCTTCGCGGCCGTCACCTGCTGCTGCGCGGCGTCCTGCGCCTTGGCGTTGTTGAGGGCGCTGGCGAGAAACTCCTCGTCGGCCTGCTTCGCCTTCAACGTGGTGATGATCTGGTCGTTGACCGCGGCGGTCATCTGGTGGGTGATCTCGATCCGCCGCGCGGCCGCCGCCTTCTCGAAGTCGGCGGTGGCGTTGAGCGTGGCCGAATACTCCTCGAGCGAGAGCTTGACGGCCGCCACTTGCTGCGCCGTCAACCCGTACGCCTTCGCCAGATCCGCCTGCGACACGCCCGCCGACAGGTAGAATTTAATCGCCTCGACGATGGTCCCGTCCACCGTGTCGAGCGTGGTTTGCCAGCCCACCGTCGAGCCGCTGAGGGCGTCGGTGGCTTTCTGCCATTCCGCCAGCGCCGCCGCGTCTTTCTTGACCTGCGCCTCGTGCTCCTTCAGCAGTTTGTTGTTGAGTTCCATGCCAGCGGTGATCGCGGGCAGCGCCCCGTCCTGCGCCCACTTCTCGAACGGGCTGGGCAGCGCGGCGGCGATGCGCTGCATCTTCGCCATCTCGTTGAGGTTGTCGATGTAGATGCCGATGCCGTCGACGGCCGCGGCGGTGCCCTTGTCGATGAGGCCAAAGTCGGCGGCCAGATCGGCGATGGTCAGTCGCGCGTCCGCCGACGCGCTGTCGGCGTTCTTCGTGGCCGTGACCATGTGGTTGAGCGCCGCCGTCACCAGCGGGTCCTCGACGATGATCTTGCCGAGCGCCTCCTTGACGTTGTCCCAGGCGTTGGCCGCCTGGGCGACCTTGCCCGAATAGGTTTCCAGCTGCGCCGCCGCCTGCCCGCCAAACTTGTCGTTGAGGGTATCGAGCACCGCCGCGAACCCGCGCGACTTGACGTCGGCCTCGTCGACCGTGATGCCGTACCGCCCGAGCGTTTCGGTGTGCCCGGCGGCCGCCTTCGCGACCAGCATCGTCGCCTTCTCGAGATCCATGCCGAGCCCCGAGGCGAGGTCGGTCGACGCCTTCAGCGCCGCCTGCATCTGGCTGGGCATCACATTGCCCACCAGCGTGAGCAATTTCTCCATCGCCTGAATGTCCTCGTCGGCGTACTTCGTCGTGGCCTGAAACGTGGTGGCGAGCCTGCTGTACTGGTCGATCACCTGCGTCGTGCCCAACCCGTGCTGGCGCAGCGCCGCCGTGAGCTGCACGGTGGCGTCCTCCTGCTTGCTGTAGGCCGCGACCGACGACTCCACGAACCCCGTCAAGGCTTGAATCGCCGTCGTGGTCGCGCCGATCACCGCTTCGCCGGACACGAACCCCGCGAACGTCGTCAGCAGCTGGTCGCTGAGCCCCTGAAACGCCTTCGCGCTGTCCTGCACCGGCGGGGTGACTTTGCCGGCCGCGACCGCAATCTCGTTGAGCTTGGCCGGCGCGTCCTTGCCGAGCGCGTTGAGTTGCGCGGCCGCCGAGTCGCCGCCCTGTTCCAATTTCTTCAGCGCCGCCGTCGAGTCGTCCGCCTCTTTCTTGAAGGCGCTGAAGTCCGCGAGCAGCGTGCCAGTCAGCATCGGTCAGTCCTCGGGCGGGTGATTCAAGGTGTCCACGAGCACGGCGTAGACGGCGCGCGGCAGCGCGTCGACCCACTCGTAGCGCCAGCCACCCATCGCGCGGCAGATGTTCATGTGACTGACAACACGGGCACGGAAGCGGTCGTCTTTTTTTTTGCCTCGAGCGCGGCCTCCTCCGCGGCTTCGTGCTTGTCGAGCGCCGCCGTAATCTCGCGCATCGTGCCCTTGTCGAGCGCGCCGAGAGTGGCGCGTCGGACGTCTTCGGGCAGGTCGAGGTCATAGGGGAGCGGCTGGCCGTCGAGGCCGACGAACGACCAGGCGACCAGATACGCCACCGCCTTGGCGAACGGCTTGCGGTCCACCAGCGCGCTGAGCAGCTCGATGTACTGCCCGGCGTTCAGTTCCCGATGCACGTCGAGGTACTCGCCCTCGGAGAGCGGGAGGCGCACGAGCTCCGGCATGACGACACGACAGCGACCCATCAGCGTGTTACCTTCGCGGCAGACTGCGCGGCGCCCCCAGCGTCGCGGTCAATCGGCCTTGGTAGTGACCGTCGGCGCGACGAGCGAAGCCGACAATCGGAAATTCCCACTCCCCCTTGGCGTGCTTGGCGATGAATCGCAGCGGCGTCTGCGCCATCTTGAAGGCGTCGGCCAACACGACCGTCGCATCCAACACCCACTCCGTGCGCCGCTTGTTCGTCGGCGCGACGGCGTAGCCGTGGATCGCGGCGGCCGTGTAGTGCCCCCACTTGATGTGCCCGACCACGCCTGACAGCACGCGCGGCCCCCCCGCTCAGCGGCGGCGGTCTTGGACGGCGGCGGCGGCGCCGCGCATCTGCGCCATGAGCAGCGCGCCCGACGACGGCAGCGTCCACGGTCCATTGGCGACGAACGATCCGCCGATGGTGATCGCGCCGTTGGCGTCCACGCTGATCTTGCCGTCCATCAGGCCCTTGCCCGAGAACATGACGTTGGGGGTCGCCATGTCGGGGATCATCTCGAGGTACGGCGCCACGGTGCCGCCGACCACATCGAAGACCACCAGGCCGTCGGCCGGGTCGTAGCAGCCGCCGTAGGTCCCTTTGATGTCCGGGACGCCGTCCACGTAGACGTGGTTGGGGTCTTGGAAGCAGGTCACTTTGACGTGGTCTTTTGCCAGATCCAGATCCCATTTGTTGAGCGAGGCGACCACGACGGCCGTCGGGCCGCCGACCCCGGTCGGGTCCATCTTGACGCCGCCGTTTTTTCCGTGAAGCCGATCGGTTGCTGCCATACGTGAGTCCTCGGTGTGCGGTGTTTACGAGACGAGCGGCGCCACCATGACGTGCAGGTGGCCGCCACAGCGGTTCCAGCGAATCGATGGATCGATGTCATCGACTTCGACGGTTTCGAGTTCCTCCTCGAACTGCACGAGCATGGCGCCGTAGCCCGGAATCGCCAGCTCGGTGTCGGTCAGCAGCGTGGCGATCCGCGCGTAGGCGTTCTCCACATCCGCGCCGGTGGTCATCAGCGCGCGGGCCTCGACCAGATACACCGCATCCTTGTAGGCCGGGCCGCCGAACATCGGCACGTCGGCCGCCGAGACGAGGGCGAGGATCGCGAAGCGCGTCGAGCCGGGCGGCGCCTCCGCGAACCACGCGCCATCGGGCAGCAGCGCCTGCAGCGCGGCGTCCTGTTGCAACAGTTGCAACAGCGCGAGCGTGACCGTGGCGACGTTAAGCACTCCCGCTCACCCGCAGCCCGAACACCTGCAGCACGCGCACAATCGGCCCGGTATAGAGGCCGCGCCGCGTGCGGATCATCGTCGCGCTGAAAATCGGATTCGGCGGCATCGAGCCGCGGTTGGCGCCCAGGGCGGTGTGCCGCGCCTGGCTGCCGCGCTCGAAAATCCCGGCGTGCGGCGAGGTGTTGATCACCACCGCCTTGGTGCGCGTGTCCTCCGTGACGAGGACCACCCCCAGAGAATTCTTCAGATTGCCGGTGCGCACCGGATAACCGGCGGCAATGGTCGTCTTCGCCTGCTGCGCCGCGCTCGCGACGTCGGGCGCGGCGGTCTGGGTCAGGTCGTGCGCCAGCGTGGCGAACTGCGCCATCAGGTCGCTGAGCCCCTGCCACACGAATCGCGCGCTCATTCGACGACCTCCGCGCAGACGAGCTCCAGCTGCACGTGGCGTTCTTCCTTGTCGAACACGCCGAGGATCGACAGACTGCGCCCCTCGTACAGGAACCGCCCCTTGGTCGTCAGGTCCGGGCGATACGGCGTCGTGACGATGTGGGTCGCCATCGACACCACCGTGCCCGCCGTAATCCGTTCCAGCGCCGCTTGCGTGGCGGGCGTGATCTCCACGCTCTCGGGCGGCGGCTGGTCGATCCACGACTCCACGTAGCCGCTGCCGTCGGGCACGGGCGGCCCCGGGCGTTGGAACAGGCCGCGATGCGGCCGCCGCGCAATCGTCGTCTTCATCCCGATCATGCCGCCACCATCAGAATATGGGCGGCAATCGCCTCCGCATACCCATGCGGCGTGGTCGCGACGATGGTCCCGGTGATCGTCAGGTCCCGCCCGGTCGTCATATAGTGCGCGGTCAACAGGCCGACCGCGAACAGCAGGGACGGCGGCAGCGTGGCCGACCCGCTCTGCACTCGCACCACCCACCGCTGCACGTCGGGCGGCGCCGTGAGAATGGACAACGTCAGCCCGTCATTCGTGATCGCGACCGCGTAGGCGCTCGGGTCCAGCGGCGTGATCACGCCCTGGCTGTCGACCGCGCTGATGCTCGTGACCGCCTGCAGCGGCACCGTCTGCGGCGGCAGCGCGTACCACGCGACCGTGGCGGGCAGCGTGTCGAAGAACAGATCGCGCGCCTGCAGCGGCAGCGCCCGGTTGGTGTCCTGTTCGACCTGCGCGCGCGCGGCGGCGATGAAGTCGAGGATCATCTGGTCGCGCGGATCGCCCACGGCCCAGTCGAGGCCCGCCAGCAGTTTCGCCTGGTCGAGCGTCAACGGCTCCGTCGCAATCGGCGCGGCGAGCTCCGCGCGGATGCGCGGCGCGCACGACCACGGATCGAGAACGTAGGAGTAGGGGTCCATCACGACCGCCCCGCGTTACCGTTTGCCTTTCCGTCGATAGGTCGCCGTCGTGACCTCGGTCGGCTGCAGCACGACGACCGGCGGCGCACTGATCGCCGGCCGTGTCTCCGCCAGCAGCGCATCGCGGCACGGCAGCTGTTGAATGACGATGCGCCGCGCGCCCGCCGCGCCGTAGTCGGCACTCGTGCAGGTCGTGTGCGGCGCGTCGTCCACCGGACAGGGGCCGGGATCGCCGTAGAACGACAGGCGCGTGGTCCAGACCATCAGGCCCGCCCCACGGCCCAAGCCGCGCCGTCCCACGACGCCTCGCTGGCGTCCCCGAGCACGACGTATTGCCCGGTCGTCCACGCCGTCGCGGGCGTAGCGATGATCGGGGCCAGCTGCGTGAACGCCGCCGGGGCCTCGGCGCCCGCCGGGGTCCAAGTGCCCGGGGCGCCCGCGGTCGCGCCCGTCGCCGCGGGGCCGCTGTTGCTCCACCCGGGTTCGCTCATGTCGATGACCGGCGGCGGCGGTTCGGTCGCCGAGATGCCGTCGTCGGGCGGCGAGTTGCTCCACCCGGGCGGCGGGGCCGCCTGTCGCGGGGTCGGGGTCGGCGGCGTCGTAGGGGCGTCGTCTCTCATATGCACTCCACTGCAGGGCGAGCGCGCGAGGGGATCACCGGGCCGCCCGTCGGCCCGGGTCCCCCGCGCGCATGGGGGTCTAGGTCAGTCCCGTCACTTTGCCGAACGCGCCCGGCCGGTAGACCGCCAGCGCGAGCCGTTCCTCGGCGCGGATCGCCACCAGGTTCTTGATGAAGTAATCCTGATGGCTGTTGCTGGCCTCGACGCGGATGCCGCCCTTGCGGAAGATCTGCGCCATCGTGCCGAAGGCGCCGACGAGCGCGGTGTTCGCGACGATGGACGGCGTCACCGCCACCGGCGTGCCCCAGATCGACGCGGTCGGCACCGACGAGAACGGGCCGCCGCCGAAGTAGGCGCCCGAGCCGTCCTTCGACGTGATCGTCGTGAACCAGTTGGCCGGGTTCACGACCACGCCATCGGGATAGACGAACGCGCTGGTCGCAATCGCGGTGATCTGCCGCAGGATGGCTTCCGCGTTGGTTTCCGGCGGCGTGGCTGCGCCGTTGCGGGCGACCGGCGCCGCGAGCCCGGCCCGGTTCATGATCCCGGTCATGTTCGGCGGCGTCCCGTTGCCGTTCAACAGCTGGTCTTCCTCCGCGAGCTGCACGCCGAGCGTCAGGCGCGCGTCGATGTACGCCTGCACGGCGGGCACGTCCTCGAGGAGCTCCTCGGTCGTCGGCAGCCAGTGCGCGAGCTTCGACACCGGATCGGTGCGCTGGTCGAAGACCAGCGCGCTTTCCGGCTTCGCCGCGCCTTCCGCGACCGCCGCCGCCGCATTGGTGAAGGTGGTTTCCACCATGTAGGTAATCGCGTTGGACGTCGTCGTGCCGGACCCCATCAGATCGGCGACCACCAGGCGCTTGAACATCAGCGACTGCACGCCCGGCAGGTACTGCGGCACGACGAGCTTGCCGCCCGATGCCGGATCTTCGGTCAGCGTGGTGCCGCGCATCGTCAACTGCGGCGCGTAGCACTCGACCGCGCCCGACGACCAGCTGGAGCCGCGCCGCAACCCGCTGCGGATCAGGCTCTTGAATTCCTCCGACCGCGTGAACTGCGCGCCGATGGAGAGCGTCGTGCGCGGGGCCTCGCCCGCCGACGCCGGTCGGCGCGCGAGCGCGTCCCCGCTCGTCAGCGCGTCCAGACGGCCGAGCAGCGCGGCGTCACTCTTGGTCGCGTTGATCCGCTGGTCGATGGCTTCGATCTCGGCGACCGCCGCGTCGATGGCGCCCTTCTCCTCCGCCGTCATCAGACGGCCGCCCGGATTCGCGGTGCCGTCGCTGTTGAGCGTGGTAATCGCGCGCGCGGTGGTTTCGATGAGCGTGGCGGCTTTCTCTTTCGCCGCACGCAGGTTTGCTTCCAGTTGGGCCAGCGTCATGTCAAACACCCTTTCCGTACCAGCGCGAGCACGCGCTGTTCAAATGCGATCAATTCGTCGAGCCCGGCGCCGGCATCCTGGGACGTGGCCGCCACGGGCGGCTCCTGGTCCGTGTGCCGAGGCGGAGTCTCCTCGAAGGTGGTGGCGCGCAGCGCGCCGCCGCTCTTGGGCGACGGCGACACGCGCGCGAGCGTGTCATCGAGCGTGGCGATGCGGTCGATCAGGCCCGCCTCCAGCGCGGCCTCGGCCGACAGCGTGCGGCCCTGCCCGAACCCGTTGCGAATCTCGGACGGTTTCACCCCGCGGCCCTTCGCCACGTCGCCGACGAAGCGGCCATAAGTGCCGTCAATCAAGCCTTGGACGTGCGCGCGGGCCTCCTCCGACAGCGGCCCGCCATCGGCGCCTTCGCCCTTGTACTTGCCAGCGCTGATGACTTCCCGTTTGATGCCCAGCTGCTCGAGCGCCGCGCTGATGTCGTCGTGCAGCGTGTAGACGCCGATCGCGCCGACCAGCGACGACGGCGAGGCCACAATCTCGCTGGCGCCCGCCATGCCCCAATAGGCCGCAGACGCCATCAGGTGATTGCTCTGCGCAATGACCCGCTTCGTGGCGCGGGCGCGCAGGACTTCGCGCGCGAACTCGCTGGCGCCCGCGACGTTGCCGCCGGGGCTGTCCACGTCGAAGACGATGGTCTTGACCTGCGGGTCGGCGACCGCCGCCTGTAGGTGCTTGGTGAGCGCGTCGAACGTGGTGCCGCCCGAGACATCGGAAAACAGGTTCATGCGCGGCGCGAGCACGCCCTGGATGGGGATCACCGCGGTGACGGCGCCGTCGCCGCCGCTCGGCACGACGCGCATGGCGCGGGCCTCCCGCGCGGCCGCGAGCACCGTCACGTCGGGGTCCTCCCCCGCCAGGCGGCGCGCGAGAATCCCGACGACGACGCCGCGCATGGACGCCGTCAGCGCCCACGGATGTTCGAGCGCGAAGGCAATGAGGTGGTCGTAGTGGTGGGCGGCGTTACGCGGCATACAGGACCTCGCGCAAAGGCGGCAGTTCACGATCCGGGGCGAAGGCGTCCCGGTGCTCGACGAGACTCACGTAGGTCTGATCCGTCACGCGCGCGGCATAGCCCTGCGCGACCTCGCGGCCCAGCAGCGGCGTCAGGTCGGCGGCGAGCTCCGTGGTGCAGCGATCCGGGTTGAGCGCGTCGGCACGTAGCGCGACCGGCAGCTTCTCGAGCCGCAGCGCCTGACGCGCGAGCGCCGCCTGCACGATGGCCGCGACCAGGACGGGCGTCGGCGCGAGCACCGGCGGCGCGACCAGCGGCGGCGCGGTCACTGTGGCCTCCGCGGCGGCGCTGCTGGGCGGGACGGACTCCTCCAGCGGCGGCGCGGCCGGGCCGCCCTGCTGCGCCGCCAGCGCGTCGGCGGACGGGTCGTCCAGATGCGGCAGATTCAGCCGGGCGCGCGCTTCGTTCGCCGTCATAAACGGCCGGCCGACGGCCACGCGCAGGCTGCTCGTCTGCTCCTCGAAGCTGCCCTTCAGTTTTTCCGCGATGTTGAACTCGCCGTAGATGTTGGTCGTATCGACGCAGTCCGGCAGCAGCTGCCGCGCGATCTCCTCCTGCACCATCTTCAGCCACGGGCCGAGGGTGTCGGCATAGAGCTGCTTGTGCTGCTCGTTGACGTTGTTCAAGGTCGCGTGGTCGAGGATGCCGACCATCGTCTGCGGGATGTGATAGGCGGCGGCGCACTCCTCGCGCGAGAGCTTGCGCGCGGCGACGTACTCGGAATCGCGCGCGTTGTAGGAGACGGCCTTGAACGTCATGCCGTCTTCGAGCACCGGCGTGGTGCCGACCGTGGTGGACCGCGCCTGCCACTGCGCCCGCCACTCCTGCTTCTGCACCGTCGTCCAGCGCGGCGCATCCTTCGGGCGCTCGATGACGCCGTCCATGCGCGAGCCGTGGCGCCAGTAGGCTTCGCGCTGCGCCTGCGAGGCGTAGGCTTCCCGCAGCAGGCCCCGCAGCGTGTCGAGCGGCGACAGGCCCATGATCGCGTTCAACGGGTTGTAGCCGTTGAAGTAGACAACCTCGCTCGGCGCCAGATCCATCGTGCGACTGGACGTCGAGGACGTCCACACGAACGCCGACGGCAGCAAGCCGCCTTCGACCGCCACTTCCGCCGGCGGCAGCCGCACCAGGCCGACGCGCTGCGCCGCGCCGTCGTTGCGCACCTTCAGCCAGTAGGCGTTGAAGTAGATGCCGAGATCGGCCAGCAGGCCCTCGCACAGGCGATAGCGCGTCGTGTACGGATTCGGGTGCTCGAGCCACTGCGCCAGTTCGTGCTGCGGCAGCCGCACCCGGTCGGTGTCGGACACGCGGCGGAAGACGTGGTAGCCCAGCTGCGCGAAGTTGCGCGCCAGAAAGTCCACCATCGTGCGGACATTCGGCTGCGCGGCGTAGATCGCCGCGTACTCGTTGCCGTACCCGTACGCCATCGGCGCGTTCGCCATCCGGTCCTGCTGCAAATCGGTATACGAGACGCGCGTCCCCGTCTCGACCGACCGCATCTGCCCGCTCGACTGGACCGCAATCGCCATCAGCCCACCACCTGCACGAACGCCAAGCGGGCCCGCTCGACGACCACGTCGCCGTCAATCGGGACCTTGCGGTTGGCCGGATCGAGAGTCGCCTGCTTGAGGGTGAGGAACGGGCCGCGACTGGCCCACAGCACGCCGCCGATCGCCGGGACGTCGTCTCGGAAATTGACGATGACCGACCGCAGCACGTACGGCGGTCGCCACCAGAACAGCCAGCCCAGGTACGTCACAGCGGGTCGGCTGAACAGTGTCAGGGGAAACGGCGGGGCGCCGATTTTCGGTGTCGGTTATTCGTCGTCGTCGGTGGCGGCGAGCTCGCGGCGGAGCCCCTGGCGGAGCACCTGCGCCACGCTGATGCCGTCCCGCTGCGCCAGCTGGTAGGCCCGGTCGTAGTCGGCCGGCGCCACGCGCACCTGCACGCGAGCCGGCGGCTCTCCCGGCGTCAGCGGCGGGCGGCCACGTTTTGCGTCAGGCACAGGACCGGCCCCTAGTATACGCTCAGCCGTGGGGCGTGGCCCACCATATCTTGTGGCCGTCAGGCGACCACGAGCTCCGGGTCCTCGGCGTCGTCAGGCGGGGTCGCCGCCAGCTTGCGGGCCAGCACGGCGGCAATCACCGGGTCAATGCGGCCCCGGCTCCGCTTCTTCACCGGGAAAATGTTGTCGTTGTTGTCGCGCGTGACCACGGCGTTGCTCACGCACCACTGCATGAGCGGGTTGCCGCCCGCATCCACCAGCCCGTCGAGCACGTCGGCCTCAAAGTCCTTGGCGGGCGACGACAAACTGCCGGTGTTCTGCCCGATCTCCACGACGTCGAGCCCCTCGGCCATCAGGTTCGTGACCAGCTGCGCCGCGTTCCACGGGTCCACGCCGACCTGCTGCACGATGTACTGCGCCTGCGCGTCGAGCACCCACTGCTGCAGGACCGTCTGGTCGATGCGGTTGCCGGGATTGGTCGTCAGGAACCCGTCGGCCACCCACTGCGCATACGGCGCGCGGTCGCGGCGGGCGCGCTCCTCGAGCGTCTTGGCGGGCGTCAGGCAGCGCGCGAGGAGCCGCCAGGAGCCGCGCGCCTCGGTCGGCGGGAATAACAGCACGACGGCGCTCAGGTCGATCTTCGCGCTCAGGTCGATGCCGACGTAGCACAGCTGCCCGGCGAGCGCCTCGGGCGTCCAGATGGTTTGCCCGCGCCGCCAGCCGTCGAGCGACAGCCAGGGCGTCGTGGCGTTCATCCAGAGATTTAGCCGCTTCTGCTTGAAAGCGCTGGCCGCCGCGTTCATCACCGCCGCCTTCGTCGCGAGCGTGCGCATGTCGTCCGGCTTCACCGAGACGCCGTAGTTGGGATTCGCCTTGCGCCACGTCGCCTCCGCCCACGGGTCGTCGTCCACATCGGCGTGCGCGATGAAGGCGAAGAACGTCTCATCGGCGAGCACGCCTTCGAGGACCTGCACGGCGTAGTCATGCTGGTCGCCGCACGGCGTCATCGGGTCGTCGCCGGCGGTCGTGATCTGGAAGTTGAGCGGCTGGCGCCGCGCGCCCGTCGCCGTCTCCATGACGTCGATGAGGCCGCGATCCTTGTGCGCGTGAAACTCGTCGACCACGATCAGGTGCGGGTTCAAGCCGTCGGTGGAATCCTTGTCGGCGCCGAGCGGTTCGAGCTTCTGCGCGAAGACGTCCCGGTGCAGGTTCGCGGCGAGCACGGTGATGCGCCGCTGCAGCCGCGCGGGGCCGCCCAGGCCGCTCGACTCACAGAGCCGCTTGGCGTCGTTCCAGACGATCTTCGCCTGCTCGCGTTTCGTCGCGATGATGTACCCCTCGGCGCCGGGTTCGTGATCGAAGAAGGTGGCATAGAGGCTGACGATGGCGGCCTCGAGCGACTTGCCGTTCTTCCGGGGAATCTCGTTGTACGCCGTGCGAAACCGCCGCAGCCCCGTCTCGCGATGCACCCAGGCGAACAAGGAGCCGAGCCGGAAGCGCTGGTGGGGTTCGAGGCGGATATGCCGCCCCGCCCATTCGCCCTTGTAGTGGCGGAGCTCCTGCGCGAAGCGGAAGAAGCGCTCGGCGCGCGCGGGCACGAACACGAACGGAAACGCGCGGTCGCGCTGCCGCGCGCGCTCGCGGTCGCGCAGATGCCGCACGCACGCGAGCCGATGATAGACGCCGGCCGGCACGCGGCGCCCCACGACGGCGCGGGTATAGACGTCCAGGTCGTTGCGGCTCACGAGAGGTCCTGATCAAACTCCGCGAACGGGTCCGCGCCAAACGCCAGCGGCGCGCGGTCGACGCGCGTGCGACTCGACGGCGTCAGCCCGAGCTCCGGCCAGAGTTTCAGGCACGCCGCCAGCGCGCGGTTCTTGATCGCCAGCCACGGGTTCGGCATCGCGTAGCCGCTCGGCGAGGCAATGACGCGCGGCTGCGCCTTGTCGCGGGCTTCCAGATACAGCGCCCACTCGATGCACAACGCCACCAGCGCGGCCCGATCCGCGTCGGTGATCTGCCGCGCCGTGCGCAGCAACGGCGCCAGGCGGCGCCATTCGTCCTGGGCGGCGAGATTGTCCGCGAGCTCCGGCGGCGCATCGTCGAAGGCGGCGTCGGTGATCGCCGCGTGGAGCGGTTCGTTCGCCGGGAGCGGGCGCCGCCCCGGATTGCCGTCGCGGCGGCGTTGCGCGGTCGGTTTCGGTTTGCGCCCGCGCATCTCAGGGGCGCCCCGCTCCGTGCGCGGCGTGCAGTGTAGTAGTCGCGGCGTGCAGTGTAGTAGCGCCCCGCTGCGTGCGCGGCGTGCCGTGTAGTAGTGGCCGCGCGCCCCGCTGCGTGCCCCGACCCCCGCCCGACGTCCCCCGCCCGACGTCCCCCGCGCAGCGGCGAGGCGAAACCTCGTCCCGACGACGCCCCGCCCCACGCCGGGATCGTGGCGTTCCTTCGAGATTCCCAGGTTCTCGCACGTCGTCAAATTTATTTTGAGCTTCGCTCGGGTTTTCTGCCGGAACCGCAGCGTTCTGGATTATACTGTTCTCATGTTGACCGACTGCACGACACGACACGCCGCGCGCACGACGACGAAGCGCAGCGACCGACAGGCAATCGTAAATGCCCTCGTCCGAATCCTCGCGACGAAGGCCCGCTAACCCGACTGACAGCTGGAGACGACGATGACCAAGAAGACGACGACGACGAAAACCACGAAGACGACCACCGCGAAGTTCTGGATCGCCCGGGCGAAGAAGATCGCCATCGCCCGCGCCCGTAACGCGAAGAAGGGCATGACGGAGCGGCAGCGTCGGGCCGCGCGGGCGCTGGAACTCGCCAAGCTGGCGAAGAAGACCGCGACCAAAAAGGCCGCGTAGTCGCGCGACGAAGACACGCAGGAGACACCGATGAAACCCCAGACCCCCCAACAGATTGCCGACGCCGCCGCGAAACGGGCGGCCTCGGTCGCAGCGCGCAAGGCCAGCGGCGGGATGACCGTCCGTCAGCAGCGCGCGGCCGCGAAGGCCGCGAAGGCGGGGCAGCCCTTCACCCCGCCCCCGCCCGCTGCGCCCCGCGCCCCGCGCCCCGCGCGCCCCTTCGGCCGTCGTCGTCGCGGATTCGGCCGCAACGTGTCGCACGTTTCGACGCCGACCCCGACGGGGCCGGTCTTTGCGACCCCCAAGCCCGCGCTGCGCCCGCTGCGCCTCGCCGCGCTGGTCGCGCTGGAAGACGTCTTCAAGCAGAAGTGCATGGACCAGCCCGCGACCGTGACCGAAGACGTGCGTACCGCGTTCAAGCTGTATCAGAAAGTCAAGAATCGCGCCCTCGCCCCGTCGACCGACATTGCAATGCAGAACGAAGCCGACACGGCGCTGCGTGTCGCCACCCTTAACCTCGTCAAGCTGGCCTTTTAACAACTGGAGAATCACATGAACACGAACACCACGACTGCCGCCACCACGACCACCGACCTCGACTTAAACCTGACGACCACGACGGACCTCGCCGTCGTCGAAAAGACCGCGCTGGACCGCCTGCAGAAGTCCGCCGCGAAGGACGACCTCGACGACTTCCTGCGGGGCGCCCGCCGCTCCCTGCTGCTGATTGACACGTCGTCGTCCATGACCACCCTCACCCGCAGCGGGCGGTCCCGCATCGACCACCTGCGCGAGATCGTGCGGCAGCTGCGCGCGGAGCGCAACGTCCCCACCGCCGCGTTCGGGCGGTTCTTGAACGAAGACGGCGGCTACTGCACGGTGCGGATTGTGGACACCGTCCCCAGCCCCGCCGGGATGACGCCGCTCGCCGACGCCATCGACTTCGGCCGCCGCGAAGGCGCGAATCATCTCGTCGTCATCTTCGACGGCGAACCCGACAGCGAAACCGGCGCGATGGCGTCCGCGAAGGCGTTTGGTCACCCCATTGACGTCTTCTTCGTGGGCGACCCCGGCGGCAACGGCGAACAGTTCGCGCAGCACCTCGCGGAGATGACCGGCGGCACGTTCGGCACCGCGGACCTCGGCCGCCAGGCGAAGCAACTCACGGCGAAGATCGCCGGGCTGCTGGGCGACGGCCAATAACCCCGCGCGCAACGACGGGCGCGCCGTGTCGCGCGCCCGTCCCGCGCCCCCACAAGGAACCCCAACATGACCAAGTATCCCAGTCTCTACGCAGCGCTTGAAGTCAGCGAACACGACGGGCAGCGCGGGTCCAGTGTGCGCTGCAGCGCGACCCTCCAGCCCCTCGGGTTCGTCTTCTGGACCGTCCCCGGCGGCATCGTCGTGCAGTGGCATTGGCGCACGCCCGACGGCCAGCACGGGGACGCCTCGACCGAGCGTAACGCAGTTCAAGCGCTGCGCGACCGCCACAAGCTGACCCTGCACGGCCCCGCCGACGCGCCCGCGCGCCCGACGCGCCCGACGACCAAGCGCAGCGTGCCCCGTCTCGGCACCTGCACGGATAGCCCCGCCTGCGCCCGTCGCGGCTGCCACGACTGTGAACGCTCCTACGGCCCCCAGCACCCGCAGCCCGCCCCGCGCACGACGACGCCCGCCCCCGCGCAGCGGATCGACTGGTCACAGTCGGCCGCGAACGTGGGCGACCTGCGCAGCGCCATCGCCAACGCGCTCGACCGCGCGAAGGAGACGAAGTAATGACCCTGCAGACTGTCACCGCGCACGACGGCACGTCCGCGTGGTATCGCACGCAGGACGGCCGGTTCGACATTCTGGGCGACGACCTCAACTGCACGGGCGCCGCCGCCCGTGCAGCGGGGGCGGGGCCGGTCTGGTCGTGGCGCCCCGCGAAGGCGACCCGCGACTGGACCCCCGACCAGCACGTCTTCACGACGAAGGCCGCCTGTCTCGCGGACCTCGCGCGCCATCTGGGCACGACGCCGCCGCCGCCGTCGTCGCGCAAGCTGACCATCCGCCGCATCGTCGGGCAGGACCAGCCGAACGGCGTGGCGCTGTTCCCGTGGCGCTGGATGTATGACGTCGAAGACGGCGGGCGCTGTCTCGCCCGCGTCGTCGTCGGACTCCCCGGCGAAGCGCTGAAGCTCGACATCGTCGCCGGGGCGCTCGCGCCCGCCGAACGCGCGGCTGTTGAACGCGCGCTGGGGGCACGACGATGACCAAGCAGACGACGACGCCCCCGGTCGCCACCCTGCAGCAGCACGCGCACGACCTCGCCCGCGCCTTCAAGGCGCGGGTGATTGAATCCGCCCAGCTGCAACCCCACGAAGCGTTCGCGGCCCCGCACCTGCGGCTGGTCGTCGCCGCCGCCATTGTCGATACGACCACGTATGCCGTCGTGCTCCACGAGCTCGGGCACCTGGCGGCGCCGACCGGCGCGTTGCCGGCCGGGACCGGCGGCGATCGCCGCGCGCTGACCCGCGTGGAAGAAGACGCCGCGTGGACGTGGGCGCGCCACTACGCGCTCGTCTGGACGCCGGAAATGGAAGTGGTCGCGACGTGGGCCGAGGGCACGTATCAGCCGCCGACGCCGCCGCCCGCCACCGCCGCGCCTGCTGCACCCGTTGCCCCGAAAACGCCGACGCCCGACCGCATCGACTGGACCAAGTACCGCTGACCACAAACACGAACACGAACAGGAGCCGAATCACATGCAGACCCTTCTCCGCTACACGTTGCCCTGCGCTGAGTGCGGGCACCGCCGACCGACCGACGACGGCCAGAACCTCGAATACGACGACCCGACCGCGCCGAGCGGCGTCACCCTCCGCTTCGTTTGCGGACCATGCCTCGACCACTTCAACCACCTCGCCAACGAACAGGAGCCGACCCGATGACCAGCACGCAACGCCGCCGCAAGCAGACGAAGACGAAGACCCCCCGACGCCCGAAGGCGCCGACCGCCGCGTTCTGGGCCGAACGCGCCGCCAAGATCGCCGCCGCCCGCGCCCGCAACGAAAAGAGCGGCATGACCGAACGCGAACGCCGCGCGCAGCGCAAGGCCGAACGCGCGAAGCGGGCCGCGAAGGGCGCGAAGACCCCGCCGCCGAAGACGACGAAGACGACGGCCACGACGAAGACGAAGACGACGACGCCCCGACCGGACGTCAGCAGTGGCGCGTATATCGCCCGCGTGCTGAAGGCCATCGACAAGACCACGACCACGGGCCAGCGCGCCTACGTCGGCCGGTATCTCGGCGCGGACGCCGGGGCGGGGTGGGTCATTCTCGGCACCGATGGGTCGCGCGCCCTGCTGCAGGTCGGCCCGATCACGAACGACGCCCAGATCGCGCGGCCGTTTGTCAGCGCTACCGGCCCGGCGTGCGGCTTCGACCTGACCGCCGACGTCGAGCAGGCGCTGCGCACACTCGATGCGGAGACGGTGACGCTGCAGATCGACGCGCAGCGCAAACGGCTGACCGTCACCGGCGCCGACGGCGGCGTCCAGGTGGTGCCGATCACCGGCACGCTGAAGTCGGCCGCGGTGCGGCTCCGGCGCCGCTTCCTGCTGGACGGCCTCGGACGGGGCGGACGTCTGCGCTACGACGCAAAGCCCGACCGCGTGCTGATTGAAACGCCCGACGCCGTGCGCTACGTGGTGATGGCGATCCAGACGACTGTGCCGCCGAAGCCGACGACGACGCCCACGACGACGACGAAGCGCACGACGACGAAGCGCACGACGCCCCCTGCTGCTGCGCCCGCTGACAGCGCAGCAGAGCCGACGACGACGACGACGACACAGGATGGGGGCGCGCAGTGAGCGCGCCCTCGCTCCGCGCGGAACTGGCGGCGATTGCCGCGCAACTCGGGACATTGACCCGCACGCCGGGACCGCTCGACTACACGCGGCTCGGTGATTTACTGAAACGCTTGGCGCTGGCCTACGGCCGATGCGGAGGCGCGCAGTGAGCGCGCCCTCGCTCATTCGCTGCCGCTACTGCCCCGGCGCGTCGGCAGCGGTGCGACGGGTCGCGCACAACCCGTGCCCCTGTTGTCGTGCGCGGGCGGCCACGCTGCCCTGCCCCGAGTGCGGCGGCACCGGCATGTCGCTGCAAGTGTCGGCGACGAACGCCCACGCGCTCGTCGTGTTCTGCAACCACTGTGAGTTTTTGATCGAGGTGACGCATGAGTGACGTGCAATTATTCCAGACGCGGATGGGCCAGCAGTTCTACGACGGCACCATGCCGAAGATCGCCGCCGCGCTCGACCGCATCGCCACGGCGCTCGAGGGCCAGGCGGCGAGCGGCGCCGCCCTGGACGCCATCGCCGCGCGTCTCAGCGGGCGCGAGTGGACCCCCGATGACCTCGACGCCATCGCCGCCGTCGTGCGCGCGACCGGCCGTTCAGTGCATAATCCGAGCGATGCGGAAAATGTCTGAAACCCCCACGACGAAGAACGCCGCCGCTGTCGCCCTCGGGCGCCTCGGCGGCGGGCGCAACACCGCCGCGCAGCAACAGGCGCGACGACAGAACGCGCAGCGGGGCGGGCGCCCGAAACGGGTGTGTCTGCACTGCGGCGAACCCGTCAGCGGCGGCCACGTGGACCGCGCGCTCGACGACACCTGTGGTCAGCATGGATGGCGCTGGCAGCAGGGCGAGGACGGCGCCCCGACCGCCACCGGGGCGACCGCGCTGCTGGACGCCATCGCCAAGGTCGTGCGCCAGCGCGACCTCCCCCGCACGCGCTTGCGGCTCATCGCGGAGCTCCTGCGCAGCGGGGGCCGGTGATGTCGCCGCTGCTACTGCTGAAACGGCAGTATCTCCAGCAGGTGCGGGCGGGCACGAAGACCGCCACCATCCGGCCGTGGAAGACGACGACGCTGCAGCCGGGGGATCGCCTCGTCTTCAGCGGCGGCGTGCGCGCCATCATTACGCGCGTCGTGCGCTGCACGGTCGCCACCGTCAGCCTCGCTGATTGTCAGGCGGACGGCTTCACGTCGGCGCGCGCCTTTCGCCGGGCGATGCGCGCCATCTACCCGCAGCTGGCCCCCGACGCGCCCTGCGTCGTGCTGCAC